CCTAATTGATCTCTTGCAATATTCAAACCGCTTTCTCTCAATCCTTCCGATGATAAATTTTCTACATTGTCCACTAGATTTACTCCAGCTAGAGCAGCTTGTATAGGATTGTCAAATCCGCCGCCTAGTATATCTCCTACTCCTCCTATAATTCCTGTTATTCCTACATCACCGCCTCCCAGCAGTGTAATTGGACTGGGTGTTGTATCATAATGGTCAGCTCTGCCAAATCCTGGCGGTTCACCGTTTGCGCCCGCTTCGACTTCTCCTCGCTCATAAAACACAGTATCATACTGAACAGTAATTTGGTTCTGCATTGTGCCTGCGCTGTCAGCGTTATCAACACTATCGTGCTGCCAGTCTGTAAGAATAGGATTTACCAATGTATATTTTGTAAAGGTTCTGCGTGCCATTTGCGCAATTTCTATGCGATCAAAGAAAGGTACATTTGGAATATTATTATCTAAACCATATCTAAATTTTTTAGCAGTATCAACAGAAGTGTACGGTGTGTTTCCTGTTCCCAACCTGTTACCGTATGCTCCTATCTCATTGTTAACTGCGTCAGCGTAATAATATTTAAAATAAGCTTCTAGCAAAAGCGTTGTGGTGCCAAAATTGTCGTCGTGAAAATCTATGCTTATAGGATTGTATTCAATATTGGTTTGTATATTTTTTTTGCGATTGTATTTGTTTTTGGTTTCCACATTAGCTGAAAAGCTTGGCAAGTCTGCAGACTTTACTAACATGCCTACAACATTGTCATACTGACGCAATTCGGGTATAGTTGCTTTTGCTGGCTCTGTAAGAAAGAATCTTACGTGATATAGGAATTTGCTTTTTGGTGCATGCTGCAAATCGCCATTTACATACAATCGGCTTGCATGTTGAGCATCACCAAGATTGCCTTTTGGATTAAGCACGCCACTGCTGAAATTATCAAAAAAACCGTCAAATATTCCCATACTAATATTTATGCTTTCAAGTTAAGTGAGTAGATAATAAAAAAGGAAGCCGAAGCTTCCTTTTTACGCAGTTTAAAAAGACTGTTTATTATGTGCCGCCACCAGTTATTAAGCTGCCTACAGTTCTTCCAACCGAAGTGCCAATACCTGTATTCTCCGGAGTTTGAATAGCATTATCATAGCGTATACTTAGTGTAACAGATACTGGTTCGTTGTTACCATAGCCCAAGGAGTTATAATTAGCATTGGTAATAAAGCATCCATACAGTTCAAACGTTTCTAGTATGTTAGGAGTGTTTGCGCCGTTGCCGCCGTCTAGTATTTCAATTCTTGTAGTGAATTTGTAATCTAGGCCCGAAGCTGCTGAACTCTGTTCAAAAAAGTCAAACTGTTTCTGAAGCTGTTCGCCTACCAGTTTCTGCACTCTGTTATTCACGTCTTCACGAAGGTTAAGTTCGATTGGCTCCCAAGCATGTCTGCCAGCAAGATAAGCACGTGAGTTGTAAACAGGAATTTCGATTTCTTCAAAACCAACTGTTGGTCTCGTGACATCCATTACCTGTTTTGTTAATTCTGTAGTCGGAGTAGAAATTCCGAAATTTTCTAGTGTAACTCTAAAACGATACTGCAGTTTTGGCATTAACAGGCCCTGGCTGGAAGCAGAATCCTGATTATTTAATGGTACAGTTATCTTTGATAGTGTTGAGATAGCCATGTGTATAACTCCTTGTCAAAAGTATTTATCATTTTTTATTTAATTTTTTGGACCCATAAAAAAGCGGCCGAAGCCGCTTTTTGTTTTGCACGTTTCCGTGTTTTTTATATTGATGCTATCTCACCTGTGTTTTTCAAGCGCAGCGGAATAAAGATGAATTCCACAGCCTTTATAGGTTCAATTGCAATATCTAGGTACAGTTCGTTTCGATCAATTCTTGACGGTGTGTTATTGCTTTCGTCACACACTACCAAGAAGTCGTTCAGAGCTCTTTGACCAACCAGCTCAAGCAGGAGACTCTCTGTTTGCTGTTTGATCTCATCTCTTGTGATCTTGTCGTTTTGTTCAAAGATATAAGGCTTTGCAAGCTGGTTAAGCTGTCCTCTAAGGAAAATTACCAATCTTGCTACATTAATTCTATCAAGCGCGCTTGCACCTCTTGCTCTTGTCTTTTGACCAAAGTTTACAAGACCTGCTCCTGAAAGGAAAGTTATTGGGTTAACTTCGTTGTCATATAGAACATCTCTTTGACCTTCATTAAGGGCTATTGAATTAAATTCGCCTTCCGCGTCAACATAACCTACAGAACTAGCATTTGTGATACCACCTCTTCTTGTTCCTGCAGGAGCAAACCAAGGGAAAGATACCTGATCAGAAAGTATCATGGTTCTCATAATCATGTGACTTGGCGGAACAACAACATTGTTACCAAAGTTGTCTGAAGTAAAGCCCCATGGATAGAAAATGCCTAGATATTCATCTCTGCTTACAAGTCCTTCGAGACTGTCTTCTACAGCTAGTCTTTCATTTGTTGCCCAGTTGTTTAGGCTAGTGGCATTTGGCTCTAGTCTTGCTGGTGCATCACCGATAATGAAGGAAGTTAAACCTCTGTCAAAGTTAAGAGTAATCATTTCACCGATAAGTTCTGGATAACCAGGCGATGCTAGTAGATTAAACTGTCTTGACTCAGCATCTCTAATATCATCATTGGAGAAAAGTGTAGCTTGTAATGCCTGAATAACAACCTGTCTCTGAGCTTTTCTACCAAAGCTGCCGGATCCGTCGTTTTGGTTTGCGCTTTCAGTTACCCAACGATGCGGGTAATAGTTGTTCATTGATTCGTCGTTGAATCTTTCATTATCCTGATTGGTATCAACATAATCTCTTACAAAACGCTTTACATTGAATCCTGAACGACGCAGGTTAAACAATATCATGCCTCTTGGATAAAGTGCAGGATCCGGAGCATCAAAATCTAGGAAGTCGCTGTTTTGAAGCTCTACAATAGACGCCTGATCAGCATCTTGTCCTGAAGTGCTCCATCGAGCATCCGCAAACAATACGCCGTCTTCTGAAGTTTGATCAGTGGTATCTAGTTCAACCCAGCGTTTTCCAACAGGTGTGTTAAAACGATATATTCCTGGATACTCTTCGATATTAGAAGTATCAATCCATATGTCGCCATCCACAAGATCAGTTCCGTCGCTTTGACTAGTCGGAGTAGATGCAGATACGATTGGACCTAGCGGATCAGTGTCTTGGTAGTCTACACTGAAGTTTTTATATCCTACCCATGTAGTTCCGTCATGTATCATGAGATCCACTTCATCTATCACCGAATTGTACCAAAGTGTTCCGTTCTCTGTAAGCGAAGTAACTTCATCTGCAGAAGCAGTGTAAAAAGCAACTTCTCCTTGTATCAGATCATTTTCTGTTGCTTTCCACAAGCTAGCCTGTAACTGCAACGGAGAAGTTGACTCGTCAGTGCCGGCCGCAAAGTATAGATTTGCTGTGCCCGTATTGGGGTCTTCAAATGCTGAAAATCCTAATCGGTTTAGCAGCATTGCCATTGCGATCAGTTTAATGTCGCCGCCTGTAGCATGCTCAAGCGTGATACGGTTGTTTGCATCTACTGATGCACTTAAACCCGTAATTCCTACAGCGTTAACTGCTGTGGCAAAATTTTCTGCTGTAGTGCTTACATCGACTCCGGCATCAAAAGTTACAGGCAGTGACTGTGTAAAATCTCTCTGACCTGGCTGTGTTGCCTGAATGTTAACAGTGTAAGATTCTGGTGCGGCTTCTTCCAGTGTTACTGTGCTGCCAACCACTGTTGTAGGAGCAACATCCGCTCTGCGATATACCTTGAAAGTAGCTAGTGGATTGAAGTCGTCTGCAACGTTATAGTTGACATATACAGCACCTACAGGAAGGGCTGCGCCGCCGCCTGTTCTGTCAAGCTCGAAAAGTGCATCTGCGTTAGATTCCAGCAGCGGAGCATCTACTTCATTCCAGATATCAGCAGCTTCGTTGTATACTTTCATTCTCCAACGAGCGCCACCACC